CGATCCATTTTTTGTAAATACACCGTCTTCTATATTATCCCAACATAGTTTCATTTCGGTGGTAATTGTATCATTGTTACTTCCTTAATCAAATGTTCCTTAATTTTACTCATGTTATACTACCTCCATTATTTGTATCAATTGTTTTATGGTTTTCTTTGTATTTATATGATGTATTCCTATACCGCCATTACCTATCCAGTCTCCAATATTCCTCTTAACATCATCAATAAGAATTCCATTTGGTACTGCATAGTTCTTTTTATTTTTTGCTGTATGGGTGATAATGGAACCTTTTGTTTGTCCACTACCAAGTTCTCTTTTAATCCATTTCATCTTACCATTAATAATACTATCTCTACCTTTACCAGCGGCTGAAAGTATCCATGGATCATATTGTTTAATAAAATTCCATAATTCTTTACCATCAGACATCCATCTCATATTTGTCCAAAAACCTTCACCACGAGCATTAATTTTATCCCATACAATATCTTTTTCTTTTTTGGCACCGCTATGGAAAATTTTTGATGAACCCTTTTCAACATCATCTACTTCCGCTAAGAAATCACATAAAACACCATCCATATCACAATAAATAATATATTTCATGCTTTCATTAAAATAATCTCTTTTCTATAATTGCTATCGTACAATGCTGTGCACCACCATGAGCAAATACGCACATTTTATCCAATGTATATCCCCGCACTTTACCCATGAATGATGAATGATAACCAAATGAAACGATTATTCCATTTTCATTAAGTATTTCATCAATATTGTCCGCTATCAATTTGAAACGACTACTGTAATTACCATTATACATTTCCATTGATTTTCTATAGGAATATGGTGGGTCAAGAATTACAGTATCAAATTTACCTTCATCAACATTCAATACAAAATCAAGAGCATCAACATGGTAATGAGCATCCATTGTTTCATCAATATCATTTCTAATTTCATTAAGATTTAATAACACTTTACCTGCAAATAAATTAAGAACTCTACCGAATGAATTATCTTCAACCCATTGTCTCATTTTTTTATTCTCAAATGTAAAACGTCTTAAATTAGTCCTTACTAATTCCATCTTTACAGTATCATCAAACATATTTATCCTTTTATCCTTTTATCCTTTTATCCACTTCGGAAGTTCACAAACTGGAATTGGATTCATTTTATGTGCCGATTTTTTCTGCAATACCAGATATTTATCAATAACCTTTTGTCCATCATAGGTTAAGTCATTAAATAGTTTATCATCCTCCACATACTTCATAGCCCATTCAATCTGGTCATAAGATAATCCGAGCTGATCCTCATCAGTTCTACCATCACCCCATAATCCATCAGCAGGTGCGGCATCTAAAATATCCTTAGAAACGTTGAGGTATTTACCTAAAGCAAATACCTCAGATTTTAAAAGGTCACCAATTGGAGAAACATCAACACCACCATCACCATATTTAGTATAAAAACCAACACCAAAATCTTCAACTTTATTACCCGTACCACAAACCAAAAGATTTTCAGCATTTCCAATAGCATATAAAGCAGTCATTCTCAACCTTGATTGAGTATTCGCCATGCTTAAATTATTAGTAATGGTTCTACCAGGTAAAATTGCTCTGATTTCCTCAAACACATTTTTTAAATAAATGATATCGGTCTTAACATTTGAATATTTAGATTTTAACATATTCAAATGTTCTCTATATAACCTGAAACTTTCATTGTTATAAAAATTCTTATTCGTAGGCATATACACTAACATTACCTTCATACCAGTCATAGCACATAAAGTTGACACAACAGCAGAATCAATACCACCAGACACACCTACGATATAACCATCTTTACCTACATTTTCAGCATAATTTTTTAAAAAATTCACAATATAATCAACACATTCCAGGTTTTTCATAATAATTCCTTTCTGTTATGCACACTTACTATAACCGCATGTGCAGGTTAAACAACCCTCTATATACATCATTGCATTACCACATTTTAAACATAATTCATCTTCCAACTCACCACGATATACTTCATCACCGTAATACTTATCAAGCAATTTAGATATTGCATCAGGAATACTCAATATTTCAATTGGTTTCTTATCTGTTTCTTCAAATCTAAACCAAGTTTGCTTATCACTATTTATACGATATAGTGTCTCAATTATATCATTTACCGGAACACCTCGTTGAAATGCTATTGATATAACCCTACCAAGAGCCTCAGAAAATACATTTAACTTTTGACCACTCTTACCAAGATGTATAAACATTTCTAATGGTTTACCTTCATGGTCACCGATAGTTACATACATTATACCTTCACCTGTTTCAACACGAAAAGTGTTAGAACTTAATTTTGATGGTCGTTTAAATTCTGATATAGCTATTTTCTTTGTACCTGTTACTGGTTGATTCTTTTTAGAACCATCAACATATACAGTAACACCTTTTAAACCTTTTTTATATGAATATCTATATATATCATCAATTTCATCAATAGTTGTATCCTTTGACAAATTTATAGTACTGCTTATTGCTGAACTACAACCTGCTTGAATTGCGGATTGCATATCAATACGATCCTTATACTTTATATCATGAGCCGTTACGAACACTTCCCTAACATCTTTCGGAACACCACGAATACCTTTGAGTGATCCTAAATTTTCAATAATTTTATCTGTCAACTCACGCGGATACCATGGTTTTGTCATTTGTTCAGCGAAAACTGAATTTACAATGGTACCCTTTGTACCATCAATGTAATTCTTTTGAAATACTAAACCAAACAATGGTTCCATTCCATATGATGAATCAGCAGATAAAGCAGTTGTTCCTGTTGGCATACAAGTGGTAAATTGACAATTTCGTACTCCATCTCTCATTACTTTATCTATTATAACACTTTCAATATCATTTGTAAATATATTATTTATACCAGATATATATTGCTTTACGATGTTCTCCATATTTCCTTTATGTATATCATAATCATGAAATGGTCCAAATTCACCAGCCAAATCAGCACTTTTTTCAATACATGCGGCTGTGATAACCTTCATTATATCACCGGCAAATTTTCTACCTTCAGCTCCATCATATCTATAACCAAGCATATATAAAGTATCAGCTAAACCCATAATACCAATACCAACAGGTCTATACTTCATAACATTATCAGTAAATCTTGGATCAGGAAAATCCATAACATCAATAACATTATTCATAAGATCCATTACTTTACCAGAAACATCATACAAACTATTCCAATCAAACACACCATTCTTAACAAACTTTGAAAGATTTATCGCACTAAGATTGCAACTGGAGAAGGGTATGAGAGGTAATTCCATTATGTTATCCTACGGGCTTTTTATCCCATAGTTCTATCAGTTCGCATTCCTGATAGCTCGGCATATCTTTTCACTATTCACTATTCAATTAAGTGTTCCGGCCTCGTGGTAGTGTTATATTCTCTAATGAGTTTCAACTACTATGCTCTGCCCCTGGTAAATTTTTTAATATTTACCTTCGGTTCGGATTCCCATCACAGGGTTCCCGCTTAATTCCGGAATGTTTATACTGAGGCGAACTATTCACCACAGTTATGTACCAATAAACCATTTCCAAAAAAATTATGATTTTTCTTGGTGGTTATATCATATACATCTTTTTTCTCCGTCACATTACTTATAGATTTTATTCTTACTTTTTTTATATTCACAATAGACAAACTTCCTCCTTAAATTTTTTAAATGTTCCAAATGTTGACCTTATATCACAAGGAACATTATAATTTTTACAATACTCTTTAAATTCTTTTCTCATAGGCACAGAACCAAATTCATCAATATATTTATGAAACAGTTCAATCTGTTTTATCTTCTTTTCACTAACTTGTTTTTTTCTGTTATATCGACAATAACACTTCAAACAACAAAATCTACCATCTATAAAATTACCATTATTCATATATCCAACAAATATACCATCCAAACAACACTCATCAAGATTAAAAATATCACCACATTCTATACACTTAATTTCTACGCTCTTCCTATCATACTTTGAAAGTGATTCGGATATCTTTTTCCTCACAGTTGGATTCGATAAAATCCTTTTCATCGTCTTACTATGTTTTTTCCTAACCTTTGGTGTAAAATATTTTTTCACAGCTTCACTATGTTTTTTCTTAAATTCTATATCTTTAAATCTATCTGATGTCTTCAATCCTATCAATCTTTTTGATTCATCAGAGTGTTTAAATCCATAGTGACCATTTTCCTTTCCTGAAAACTCGTTACCAATAGCTTTTGATTTGTTAATCCACTCAACTTCTTTATCAACAAATGAGTACTTCTTGTTTAACTTATTGATATGCGATTTATGAAACGCAATATACCTTATATCCATATCTTTAAACATCTTACTGTATTTAGCAATATACAATTCTGTATCTGATTTTAGGTATTTCACCTCGATTATGGTTTTCAATATACCATTCCTATACACAAAAAAATCTGGTTTGTAACTTTCATATATATGCTTCTCCAACTCATAATCAAATCTGTGATTATCTAACCACAATGCAATCAAATATTCTAGTCTTGATCTTAAATAGACATCCTTACCATTCCATGTTTTATGCCATCCACCATATCCTCTATATCTTTTAATCATTATTACCTCCCATCTGGAAGGTATTTATATAAGTTACATCATCCTATACCAATATTTTCCTCATTCAATCGAAAATAATATATCATCTTCTGTTAACTGAGAAGCCTTAACATATCCCCGATTTTCCGTATATACAGGATGGTCGGGTGTTAATTCAATAAAATCATCATCTTCAAGTTCAATCCTTATGACATCCGCATTTTCACGGGTCTTGGTTATATTAACAATTTCATCCCATTCCAGTTCACCAGATTCCTCATTATATGACAATACCATATCATCAATTGTTAAATTAACTATACTGAAATCTCCTTCAATGGTTGTAACCTTAGTATTACCAACCACACATGGGTTTGTAGTTTCAATAAGGATAGTACTTTTCAGAGGATTCCAATTATTGATTGTATCAATAAACAGTATACCCGGATCAGCAGATTTATGTGCCATTGTTACCAATCTGGTCCATAAACTCAAAGGATCAATTTTTCTTACTTCCTTACCTGTATCAGGTGATATCAATGAAAAGGGTATACCATCTTCCAATGCTTGCATAAATTTATCAGTAACGGAAACGGATATATTCATATTAGACAATCTACCATCAGTTTCCTTACATGATATAAATTCCTCAATATCCGGATGCCATATAGGCATTGAACATAATATAGCAGCCCTTCTTACTCTACCACCACTTTTTGTTGTTTCACCAACAGCATCAAACAACTTCATAAATGTTATAGGACCAGATGATTTTCCCTCAGGTATCAAACCATCATTATTATCAAATTCTTTTCTTTCTCCTTCATAAATCCATGAATCACTTTCTCTAAGATTTCCAATAGGTATACCTACACCCGCCCCAAATTGAAAAATTTTTCTTGCCACATTCGCAACATCATATATACTATCCATGCTGTCCTGTAAACCAACTACATAACAGGCTGACATAATTTTCTTACCTTTAGGTTTACCAGCATTAAGAAAAGCAGGGGTATTAGGCCTCCATATACCGTCCGCTAATAAATCATACGCTGTATTTAATTCCTCATCAGTTGTTGCGTATTCTTTCGCAACCCTCATAAATGTATCCGCTATTGTCTCATTTTTTAAACTATATAAATCATCAAATTGCTTAATCGCATTTTCACTTAAACCAAAATTATCGCTTCCAACCATTAATCCTCCAATATACTGTCAAATATACTATCAATATCCTTTGTGGATGTAATTTTCTTTATTTCCACATCTTCTTTTGTAACCCTTTTTCCATGTAAATACCAAATCTCCATTATAATATTATCACCTTTATATTCTATATAAGCCGGACCATCCTCTCTATGATACATGTTATTAAAATACCATGATTCATATACATAATTATTAATGATTTCAATAATAGCCGGACCATCCTCTCTATGACGCTTTCCATGTAAATACCATATTTTATTATTTTCAGATATAATGGCTGGTCCATCTTCTCTATGATATTTTCCATTCATATCATAATAATATTCTCCACCATTTTTCACATTTTTATAATTACCATTTCTAAGTTGAATATTATATGGTTTAACTTCTTCACTCTTATAATATTTACTTGTTTTGAAATTATCATAATTAGATGTTGTAATAAATGTTTCACTACTACTATATGATGTATTTGTACTATTATAAAATGTCATTACAAATATTTACCAATCCTTTGAAAGTTCTTGAAACATTCATATACAGGAAGATTATCCATATCTTTAACATCCACCCATTTTAAATCATGTTCATCGCCTTCTGTAATAAACTCATCACTATCTGCAATAGCACTAATATCAGATGTCATAACCTTACTTTTAGGTGTATCAATCTTTACTGGAATTTTCTTATCATATTCCTTTATACCATCTTTTCCTTTTAACATTTCTTTAGCCCATTTTTGAAGGTATTGCTTCACCTTCCTTGTTAGTTTATCAATGTTTACAGTCCAGAATTTATCACCATACTTTCTAATTCGTATCCATCCTTGTTTAACCAAAGATACAATAATTTGCTCTCTTGCTTTACCTTCCTGTCCAATTTTTTCATTATAAAATTCATGTATATGTTCTATAATTTCCCTTGTTATACCAAACTTTTCAGGACTTTCTAATATCTTATTTATATGTTTATTACCACAGTATATAACCTCACCCTTTGGACTTATAAAATATGCCGTGGTCATTCCTGCCATTATACAACCTCCTCATATATCGTTCTCCATTTTACTGGTTCTATTCCTTTAGAATCATATACCAGTGCTAAAGAAAAATTCATGTTAGTATTCTCCTTAACATTAAATGTAAACCTTTTCTCCTTATGTGAACCTTTTGCTAATGCAGAAAATATACTATTAATATCCAATGATATATTCCATTTACCAGATTGTCTTTTAAATGTTTCTAATATCTTACCATTCCTATCCATAACAGCAAATATTTTATCATCCTTCCAAAGTATTGATTCTTGATTAAACACTTTACATAAATCCAAAGCATCTTGTTTTTTAATATTAGCGACAAGTAAAGATTTTTCATCCTGTGTTTCATTATCATAAGTCCATTGTGATTTTAACTCCACAAATCCTAATCCAAGACCTCTAATCTTTGATTTTAACCGTTTTTGCTGTTTTTCATTATCAGGTGAGTCAGATTCAAATGCTGATATAACAGCAAATGAATACTTATTATCTTCAATAAGTTTCCATATCCGTGATAATGATGACTCTGTTAAATATTCCCTAATTTTCATATTATACCCCCAATCTTGCTCTTACCGATTCTATTTCAAAATCATATACATGTAATTTCAAACATGAAAAAGATAATGTCCCAACCTCTACACTTAATTCATTAGCCATAAATTCCATATGATGAACCATTCCCCCCATATTTTCTGGAAATCCTGCAAATAAATCCCATGAACGAAATACTACAGCAAAACATAATTTACCATCTTTAATATGTGTATCTATAAGTTGCAAACAAGGGCTTGTTTGTCTATTTCCCTCATTTGTATATGGTACATCATATGCAAATTTGCTTTCAGGATAAGAAATATTTATACAACAATGGTTATTCCCAAAACCTTTCTTCTTATAATGGTCAATGCACCATTGAGTTTGGTCTGGTACATTTACAACCATATTACCATTCCAACCCATACCATTTTCAGTATAATCTTTAAATATAGCACTTACTTTTGGCATTGTATATTTACCACCAGATATCCATGTTGAATATCTATAGTGTTCGTTATCAGATAGATTTTTACCATCCATTATATAATTAATCCAGTACTTCTCAATTTCTTCATCTGTTGTTACAGGTGGAACATTTGCTGGAAAAATCGGTGCTAATGGTCTTACTGTTGGATGATATATTGTACCGGCAACAAAATCAAACTCTAATCTTTTTGCTCCTTTAAAGGAGCCTTCATTTATATCATTTACTCTACCATGTTTATATAATTCAGATAATAGAAGGAAATAACAATCATCCAAGTTATTTCCTTCTACAAAGCAACTTCGTAACTCACCCATTTACTCTCCTTTGAAATCACCCTTTTCTTTACAAATTAGGTAATCTGCATATGACATATACAGTTCCCTACCTGCATCAGTGACTTCTTCAATATGAAAATTATCTCTAAGTTCTGGTTTACATAGACTCCAAAACTCATGTGCAAATTGAACCGCTTGGGTTTGGTTTAAACTGACAAACCTGAACATACCATCAGTAAATACCGCCTCACTTTTCTCAAATGCATTCCTTTCCAAATAATTTACCATAACATATTTTTTACTCATAATACTTACTCTCTTTCTTTTAAAAGGTTAATAATAACATCACCATGACATCGTTTAGGCTTACAGTGACACCCAAGTACTTGTCCTCTCAGTTTCGGTAAATCCGCCATAAGTACAGGATTTCTCCTTATATAACCTTCATACATATCTATAACTTCATCTCTTGTTCCATGTATACCTATTATATAAGGATTACCCCATCTTGATCCTCTACCTATATAAATATAATCACCTTCATAGTTTTTTATGTTTATTATTTTTGTCTTTATCATTACTCGGTATAGTCCTTATAACTATGTAGTATATTGTAAATATTCCAAATATAACTGATAATGGTAAATATAACCGTGACATAACAATCATCGCAACGATTAATAATATTACAACACCCAATTCATTAACATTTAACATTTTAATATAACCTCAAAACCCTATTCTCAATTCGTGAATATTCATCAACAAAAGCCATCATACCATTATTAACAAAAAACTGATACATATTATCAATAGGTGGGTAGTTTTGACCATCATATTCCCTCAATATTCTACCAATAATCGTATTTGGTATCTTATCAAAATCAATCAAAACTCTATTTCTCTTGAAATTTTCCTTATAATCTGTTACTATATCACAACATTTTACACTTTCATTTTTATCTAACCATGTTTTATATCCCTCATTCATTATTTTTTCTGCTGTTTTGGGACCAAGACCTGGTTTCCTTTTACCTTCAGTTCCCGGTGTTCTACCATACTCGTTTGGTGTCTTAACATTAAAAATATCATCCTTGCCTTGACCTGTCAAGCACTTCTGTATCACAAATTCCTTAGGATTATCAATTGTTGTGAATTTGTTTTTTGAAGGATTGAATATTCTCACTCTCTTGGAAGATAACTGTAAATAATCTTCATCATTAGAGTGAACGATTACATGTGATTGGATATTTTTAGTAACTGCGGCAATAACATCATCCGCTTCCGCCCCTCTAACTTTTATAGCTTTAAAGGGGAAATGGTGTTTTAACTCTCTCCTAAATGAATCAAGGACATTAAACAAATTACCCCAATCTACATCATCCGCTTTGTCCCTCTTCACCTTTCTTGATTCTTTATATCTTGAAAAGTATGATTTTCTCCAAGAATTTTTATCATCAACCGCAATAACAACTTCATTAATAGACGGAAACCTCATTAGAGTTTCCAATATTGTATTCGTAACCAGAAATTTCCATAATGATATATCTGGTTCGGGTGTTTTTATACCAACATCACCTGCAAAAAACATTCTAAAACACAGGTTATTATAATCAAATAACGCACAAGTTTCCATTCAACTACTCCTCTCTCAACTTTTATATCTAATTATACATTATTTAATACTACTTGTAAACTAACGAAAAAACCTATATCAATCAATCAATCTATTTCACCTTTCTAATATACCCGTTTTTTGGATCCATTACCCAAAATGATTTAGTATATCTTGTCTTTTGCATATACTGTTGTGCAGACGTACCTTGTTTAAATCTAACTCTTTTTCTACCATGTTGCATATTCTGATTAAATTCTGTCGGTGATACATTAAACACCGGCATATCATTCTTTAAACCATCAGCAAACACATCTTTTACATCCGTAGCAATCTTACCTGGGTCAGGTTTTATTGCCTGATCCTGTTGGATTTTCGTTTGTGCTACAGTTGCATCTCCTCCTACTATCTCACCCATTGTCCTCTTCCTCCTTTTTATTGTTTATACTAATAATATGACCTCCATTATCACCTTCAAACACACCCTTCATCCTTTTATACTTTACTCTCATATTAGAATTTAATCCCAGATAATGTTTTAACAGTAATGGGCGTAACCCCTTTTTAGATAACACCTCACCAAAATCATTAAATTTATCATATTCATCAACTACTTCATCTGGTTTCAATATTTTATTTAATAGAAATATTAACGAAAAATCCGCAAATTCTGCTGGTGTTATATTTATTTTTGGCATAATTGTTTACCTAATCGTATTACCATATCTTTATTTAAAACCTCAAAAAATTTCTCCATATCATAAAACACAATATCATCTATATCATAATCATCATATGGAAACGACATTGATATTGTCCTTAACTCATAAAAACCACCATCAATTGCCTTCAAAAAATCATCTGTATTACTATTTATACCAACAATTGACTTTTTACCTTTCTTCCGATATATTAGCATCGGTAATTTGTTACCCCTATTAGCATCGTTTATACATTGACACCAGAAGTTCTCCAAATTGAAATTTTTAATACCTTTAAAGTGTTGCCAAAATGATGTATTTGGATAACCATTTTTACATTCAATACTTAATACAGAACATATATCCTTAGCTTCATGTGTTAATCCAACTATATCACCACTCAAATCTGCGTTTAATTCTGATATGGTCGCTAAACCCCCACTAGAAGGTGACCGCCAAAACGCATAAGGTTTATACTTCCCCGTTAACCACTTGGTTAGAAATTTGGAAATATCTCTCTCAAAGCTTGATCCCTTTCCAGATTTACCCATTTCCACTCACCATTTTAACAACACACACATAATAATAATAAATACCCTTATCCATCAAACATCTCCTTATAAATATATTTACTCTTATCTATATTTATACAAAAAACAAAAAAAGGCCACTACTTTTTATAATTTTATAGTGGCCTCTCTTCATTACTTTACTAGTTAATTTACTAATCTTCTCTAATTTATTTAATTTATTATAAGTTGGTAGAGTTTGACACTGTAGGTAACAAAAGACCTCCATCCTAAGACATTGTTTTCGTTAGCGTCACCTATTAAACATTAAAGACTATCTAATTCCTTCATTAAATCTTCATCTGATAAACCATCATTCGGTAAATCATTACCGTCTTCATCCCACGGTTTATCATCATCCTTTTCCCATTCACTATCATCAATATCTGAATCAGCATTTGGCTCACCTAACAAACTAGTATTTTCAGTAGGTGCATTTTCAGGTTCAGGTTTCTTCATACTGCGGTTCCATTCCTCTTTCACAATATCAAAAACCATTGACTCCTTCAAAGATTTCTCAATATATTCAGGATCATTTTCAAGCGATTTCATATAATCATCTATTGATATAGTTGAATTCATAATGCTATCCACTTCATCATCCGATCCTAATGAACTCGCTCTCCTTGTAAATACTGAATTACTGTAATCTGGCCAAATTTTTCCATTTGAATCTTTCTTTGTTGCAAGAACTTTTAAAATGAAATTATAACCACCTTCACTTGGGTCAAATATTGACGCTCCGAGACCGTTTCTTGTATCAGTAACTTCTTCCTTTAACTTAGCCTCTACTTTACCTGGGAATTCGTAAAGCTTTACTTTACCATTTAACTTATCATCTTCTTCCCTTTCCGAATCTCTCGGATCATCTACAATATACCAATTACATACGAACCTTTCTTTTCTCTTGTACATTCCAGCCGCTCTCTTATCTGCCGCAGATCCTTTGTAAAGATGCGACACAACAGAACACCATGGGCAGAAATTAGTAAAATCATGTGTCTTCGGACAAAAGATAAAATACCAATTCCCCTCGCCAACTTGAAACATATGGTAAAAATACTTCTTGTAAAAATTACCTTTCAAATCCGGTACAAATCTACCCTCATAAACTTTTGGCCTTTCTGCTGTACCTTTTTCTGGAGTAGGCCAAATTAATTCCCGTCTATTTACACCACCAAATTCAGACGGTTTTTCCGCTTCCTCTTTTTTCGCTGTTGCAAAACTGTCAAACAAATCTTTATTTATCCATTTAGAAATAATACCCCCTCGTTTATATTATACGCCATGTCTATCTTATGATTTTTTATAATATAAACATTCATTTTATTTTATTTTATTTTATTTT